TATTTTATGGCTTGATAGCGATATGATATTCCCTACATCTATTATCAGTGCATTAATGACACATGATAAGGATATTATGGCGTGTAATTATAGTACAAGAGTTGCCCCACATCGTCCCGTTGCGTTTAAAACATTCAGTGATTTAGACAAGCGGGTATTTAGTCAAACTGGCATAGAATCAGTGGACGCGGTTGGTATGGGAGCAATGTTGGTAAAGAGAGAGGTGTATGAGAATATACCAAAGCCACACTTCGGAGTAGAATGGAATAATGATTATACCAGTCTAGTAGGAGAAGACGTATATTTCTGTAAGAAAGCCGCAGAATACGAATACGAAGTATGGATAGACAATGATGTTAGCATGCAAATTGGTCATGTTGGCACAAAGGCATTCACAATAAAAGGCAATTGTAATGATTAATTTAACACAATCATCGTTGTTTGACTTTAAAGGTCAGACGATAATTTCGCCTTGGGACAGATTAAAAAAACATATCTTCCAATCGTATCCAGTTCACACAGCGCCGCGAGTAACAGGCACAGATGAGTTATTGACTGTAGCACAGCGATACGAAAAAGAGAGTGATATGGTATGGATAGTTGATGAAGATCAAACACCAGCCTCAGATTTCCCATGGCATTATAGACCGAGTGATATCGGACACGATTTCATTCATGAATTCCCACGCACGGTCAGAAGAACAGGACGTCCTATTTCATGGGGTGACGTGCGATTGGTACCGACTACTGGAATGGCACACGGTGTGATGCAGAATAAAATTGTATGCTCACATCACAGTGCAGATTTTAATGTGGTTATGATAAGTTTTCACGAAGCTGAGGCAGATAGTAATTATCAGAAATTGAAGCAACGATTCCCAGATGCAAAGCATGTCAAAAACGTGGAAGGTATCGGAAATGCACACAAAGAGGCAGCGGATATTTGTACAACTGAGATGATTTATATCGTAGACGCGGATGCAGATGTGTCTAGTCACTTCAACTTTGATTATATTCCTCCGATGTCGAAGCGAAAAAATACTACATATGTATGGTCAGCGTCGAATCCGATAAATGATTTAGCATATGGCTTTGGTGGAATTAAGTTATTCCCACGAGAGCAGTTGGCATCGATGGGACATGTATTACCTGACTTTACCACTGGAGCGTCATTCTATCAGCCCGTGGCGGATGTATCCAACGTTACTAGATTTAACAAAGATCCGTTCAGGACCTGGCGTTCAGCATTCCGTGAATGCGTTAAGTTGGGGTCAAAAGTGAATCCTAATCAAGTTAATAAAGAGACAGAAGATCGCTTAGAAACTTGGTGTACAGTAGACAACGGAGCAAGATTTGGTCGTTATTGTGTGAAAGGCGCACTTGAAGGCAAATCATATGGAATTCAGCACAAGGATGATGTTGAAGCATTGAATAAAATCAATGACTTTGAATGGCTTCGTGTACAGTTTATTGCTTCTATGAAAAAGAAAATCAGCGCTGATTAAAGCGTATCAAGCCAATTAGAGCCATTATGTGAACTAGTGTCATGAATGGTTCTAATTTTCTTTATTATTTCTTTATTATACAATTGAGCCTTGGTTCCGGGATGTAACGGACGAGGCCAATTTCCTATTTTAACCCAACAAAATCCATCACTTTCGTTATTCAGTTGAGGAATAAATTCTTCAAATACTGCGACGACGAATGTATTATATTCAAAATTCTTATCAGGTGATGTGAATTTATTGAGTGGATATATCTTTTCAACATCGGGCAATAATCCGATTTCTTCTTCAAGTTCACGGAGCAATGTCTCTAGTGGACGCTCATCATCTTCGCTTTTACCACCAAAAAAACCCCAAGTACGGGGATGACTGGATTTCCCACTACGCTGTTGCAGTAATATTCGTCCAGTATCTATGCTAATGAATATACATCCACTCGCTGTGACTTTAGTCATTACAGGTATAAACGCCAGAATCCAGCATTATATACTCCTTCGTAACTATTAATCCATTCGGATCCAGTCCATTCTAATTGATCATCCGATAATGTATTTTGTACATATTGCTGGGTAGATACTGACATACTATCAAACGACGCTATCCACACTGTGCCATTAAATTCAATGATATCATTCTTCGTAGCGGTAAGTCCCTGCCAGATTATGCCAGTTGGAATATGGTTCGCTAAAATGTAACGAGCGCCAACTACCGCAGCAGGAACTGTACCATCGCCTGGATAATTCTGTAGAGGATCAAGTACACCGTCTACTGCGGTAAGCGTGTTACTAGGCAAAGTACTTACATCAATATCTACATTTAATATATTCGGATCAATCGCGTCAAGGCTAAGACGGCCTATGATGTCGTTATCGGTGTTATCAGGAGCATTTGATTTACGCATACGAATCTGACTAATACCAGGACGCAATTCGCCGTATGGAATTATCGTTTTCGACCAATCAAGCACTGATCCATCGTCGGCTAAATTCGTGCCTATCTTGTTTAATAAATATGCCTTATCATTTTCAAATCGTATTTTCATATCGTCTAGTGTAACGACGACATATTGAAGTGATGTGGTATCAAACAATTCATTATTTGTAAACGAATCTAAATCATCATCGTCCAGATTATATAATTGATTAATGACGGTATATATTAATTTCTGTTGTTTTACTTTTGCAGGCGGATTAATGAATATAGGCATTTCAAATGTAAGGGTACTTACATCAATAATATCATCTACGCTAGATCCGACACTACGACTTGACCATTGTGAATTCTTCATTTCAACATACGCAAGACTAGACCAATCCAGTGGATTATCGGTGGTATGAATATTCAGTGTAGGGTTAAACAAAACCATTATTTGTTCAAGGAGTTGTAATTTCTGGTCAGTGTTAGAAGTCCAGATATCACAATGCATTGTCAGGTTATAAGGAACTGGCATATGGCGTTCTACTGTGTAGCGATTGCCCACTTCGTTCTCGTATTCACCCGTGGTAGGATCTACTTTCTTTTCAAATACTTGCACTTTGTCAACATGTCCTTGGTTCATTCTACGCTCAGGCGCCATGTCAAGGCTTGTCACATAACAAGATATAAACGGAACAGTGTTTATAATGTTTTCGCTGTTTTCGCGGGTGATATGCGCAGCCATTCGGTTTGTGTCACCATAGCGCACCGGTACCGTCTGGTAGATGGGCATCTTCTGGTCGTTGACTCCCATTTGGACATCAAAGCCACCGAACAATCGGATGAACTGTTGGATGTATCTGCGAATTTGTTTATCGTAAAAATATTGTGCCATAATTAAAAATCACTCTTTGGTTTAATCACATCGGACAATGCTTGACGCTCAGGCATTTCCTTATTATCTATGATTGTCGTTGCTGTATTGTCAATAAATCCACTTGCATTGAAGGTTCTATCTGACCATGTTGCGTCAGTGATATTGTCATACAGTCTGTGCCATCTGCTACCGCGATATGCGAATAGACGATTGGGTTTAAAGTCATCACGAATGAAATAATCACCGTCATTTGGTTCTTGTGGGAATTGGTCACCCTTGTCTAATACTTCACCGTGGTCGTACTCTGCACTGTCATCTTCCTTGCCGAATAAATGTTCAACCAATGGAATACCGAGAGGATCATCCTTTTCGGCGCTTTGTATAATTGCATTGGAAATATTAATTTCAGTTTTATATGAACTAAGGTCATTCTTCAAGCTATCAGGATCATCTGCGGTGCCAAGAATATCTGCGTATTCCTGTGTGTCTGTGAGAGGAGTAACCTTTACGCGCCAAATATGACTATACCAAGTATTACTGAATCCTTCGCTGCCACGGTTAGCATCTTGGACAACATAGAATTTGTTGATTGCATTACGGTCGTGGTTCAACAGTAGATCGTCGCGTAGGTGAGGTAATTCTAATACATCGCCTGGCATCAATTTTCTGCCAACTTTGGCAACCATGTCGTTTGTATGAAATGTAATGAACATAGTGTCGTTGGTTAAGAATAGACCAAACTGGGTTAAGTCAAAATCATTATCGGTGACATTGTATATGCCTCGTAATTCAAAGACATCGGGATCATACTTGCGGTCACGATTCTCCATGAACAAGAGGTCCTGGATATTGGTTTCGTTGATGAATCCTTCTGGGTTAATTTCAATTCCGAGAGTGGGATCTAGTTGAAGTCCGGAACCGTAATTTGGTTCGGTAGGGTCATCACTATTAATAGTTTCCTTTGGACCGAGATATTTGTGAATATGGACGGCAGTGCCGCCGATATCAAATTGTTCTCTGATATTTCGGTCTTGGAAGTTGAAGTCATTTCCTTTTGTCGGACGATAGAGACTCAAACGGGGCATAAATTACTCCTTATATATATAGAGTATTTATGCAAATAAGATTACAAAAAGACTTGACATCGGCAAGGCATCTTGCTATACTTATATCATAAGTTAATTAAGCAGTGAGAGATATTATGATGGCATTTGCTATTAAGCCTAATAAACAACTGACAAACAGTATGTCTATGAAGCAGAAGTTCCTGAGCGAAGGAAACTTATTACCGGTGTGTATCAATCCAGGATGTAACCGAAATGTACAGGTTCGTGCGTGGGATAACTGGTCATTCAAGACTGAGTGTGGCACTTGTTATAAAGCACGTACCACTGGAATCAGGGGCAACGCAATGACTGGTATCACTATTCACAAGAAAACTTACTGTGAGAATGCAGATAGTCACTTGGGATGGGTTTGTCCAGTTGATCCAACTGCGTTCATTTCACTGGGCATGCTTAATGCACTTGATCTAGAACACACTGACGGAGATCACAATAATAATGATCCTGAAAATGTGAAGACCATTTGTAAATTGTGCCACGGTAAAAAGTCATTGCAGTTTGGTGATTTCAGCAATCAGAAGGCATCAGCGAGAAAATTCAATTAATGATGAAATAAATTGAACAATTACTTGACATCGGCAAGGCATCTTGCTATAATAGTATCATAAGTTAATCAAACAGCGAGAAAGATTATGTCACAAGTTGCTACTACAATCAAGAATCAAATCGGTAACAAAGCATTTTACATGATGGGTGCAAAGAACTTGGCTACTAGTGGCAACGATCTTTCGTTTCGTGTACGCGGTAGCAAGCGTGTTAATCATGTTAAGATTGCATTGAATGCAATGGACACATATGATATTACATTTAGTAAGATTTGGGGTGTTAAGATTGCAACGGTTGCGTCACATGACGGAATCTACTGTGACATGATGCATACCTTGATTGAAAAGGAAACTGGGTTATATTTGTCGCTGTAAACTGTAATAAAACAAGGAGATAATATCATGGCATTTGCACCATTTTCGGTATACACGAGTACTGGCGATAGCACTATTTTGGGTTCATTCACGGAAAAGTCTGCTGGTAATTTCTTTGAATTTTCTAAGAATTTGGATGATATTACATTCATTGATGTGGTAGAATATCCGCATTTGGTATGGGTGACGAGTCCATCTGGATTTGATAGTGGATTCCGGTATGCAAATGTAAAGAAAACGGTTGCGTATATTGTGGTTGATGAAGACGACGAAGGTAATCCTGTTATTGATAAATGGAATATTAAGCAGAAGAGGATGTATGAATCATTGTTTAATTGATCCAGAAAATGAAATGAAATGGCACATAACAGGCAGTATACATGCCTCGTTGATTGATGATAAATTCACGCATTTCATTGATATACATGATCTTGATAGTGCTGCGCCTATTAGGGATATTACTGCCAGACTAGATGAAATATTCGGATATGGTGCAGATATATTGAGTATATACGCTAATATGGTCAAACACAACAATGATAGTTGTGCAGGGTGGGCACATTATGCCTATTGTTCAAGATTTTTATTCTTTAGATCGGAGCGAGAATGTATGTTGGCGAAGTTATCGGTATAGAATAAATTAAAAATTTGACAAATCGTAATAAGTAGTGTATGATACATTATATTGTATATTATCAATCAAAGGAAAATTCAACATGGCATTAAAAGGCATCAAGATCCCTCGCAAGAAGCCAAGGGCTAAAATCAATCGTAAGACGGGATTCACTGATCCGGATTGGACAGGAGCGGAGACTTGGTCTGGTAATAAATTTCAGAGTGAGCGTGCGGAATTTGCCCGATTATATTATCAAAATGTAAAGACGGTAGATATCCGTGGATATGTGTATGACTATATGAAGACCAATGAATATAGTGCAGCTGATATCAAATCGGTAAAAGCAGCAACCCATATTCCTGTGCAAGTTGGTATATATGCGAAGTTATTACAAACAGGGATGCCGGATTTACAAGAGAACCACGCTGAAAACTGGCGCAACCTAAAAGGTACATCTAGTGAATTGAAGGCGGTATCCGCGTATGTTAATGCTGGTATAGATGAAGCAATCATGCGAGGCGCTCCGTTAGTAGAGACACAGGTGAAGTCGGAAGTGGCAAAAGCTGCAATACCAGCTGGACCTACTATTCAAGATATCATGCGCCAAACAGCGGTGACAATGAGCGAGGACATCGACGAAGTTATTGAGAATTTCGTGGCGACATTGGATGTGAAATTGGCAGCGTCATTTGATCCACACACTGTGTTACGCGTAGTGGAAGCAAAAGCAAATCATGCTCGTATCATCAAGGGATTTTACGAAGCGTCGTATGCAGAATTATTACAAGTTGCCGCAATTCCGAAGCCAGCAGCATTTAAGAAATTGAGCGAAGCAGAGCAAGAAGATTACGCTCAATTGATTGAGGCATACGATCATTTCAAGCCTAAGCATTTGGTAGCAATCACTAGTATGTATAAGAAGATTATTGATGCATGTGATATTGTTATTATTGAGCAGAAGGCAACAAAGGCACCACGCAAGGTAAAACAAAAATCAGCCGATCAGTTGGTATCTAAATTAAAATTCAAATCAAGTGATGCATCCCATGGTATTGCAAGCGTAGCGCCGAGTGGATTAATCGGAGCAGTGGCAGCGGTTATATTCAATTGTAAGAATCGTAAGCTGGGATTATATGTTGCAATTGACGCAGATGGATTCAAAGTTAAAGGCACGACATTGGTTAATTTTAACGAAGAGTTGAGTGTACAGAAGACAGTACGGAAGCCAGCTGATATTTTACCACAATTCAAGAAGATCACCAAACCTAAGGCACTGAAGGTATTCGGGTCGTTGACTACTACTGATACGAAGATGAATGGTAGATTCAATGACGAGGTTATCATTTTGGCAATATTCAAATAAATGACTGAATCAACGGAGTACGCGATAATATTGACAACCAATGGTCCTTACGGAGTATCGGGATCATTGTCCGGATCTCCAGTGTTGTGGCAAAATTATATAAATCATATAACGGATAAACATTACGACGAGTACGAATCACCGAATCAGACCGACGCAGAAGCAGTGGCGTTATTGGACAGTGAATTAGAACAGTATAATGCACGATACGAGTGTACGGATCGCAATGCTGTGGTATTTGAAACTGAGTTAGATGCGATGATATTTAAGTTAAAATGGTCATAATTATAGTTGACAACCGCCCGTATAATGTGTTATAATATCATATAAGATAGAATTATCTATATATTAACAAACAGAGAATCAAATGACAGACGAGACGAACATTCCAAAATCAGAAGTATCCGAATCAGCGGATTATGTAAATTGTTTAGAAATGCTAGACGAGAAGCCAGAAGAGCAGACAAACGATCCATTTGCATCATTATTTGATGTAGAGCCTACTCCGTCGGAGATAGATCATTGGTCTAATCATTGGAAAGAAATGCCCGATTACGAGCAGAAAGAGAATAAGCCATTCAAGACAGTACAGGTTCATTTCAAGACAGAGGCAGATTATAATGAATTTGCATCGTTGATTTCACAATCACTGACTGTGAAGACGAAGAGTTTATGGCATCCCAAGTTAGAAATAACAAAGAACTATTTGCTACGATGGATTGAAGAAGAATGATAGCAAGAACGCAGCCAACATATCCCCTGTATATTATATCAAAGGGGCGACACGAATCTATGTATACCTCTCGTTCATTAGCGAGAATGGGCATACATCATTATATCGCAATTGAACCACAGGACTATGACAATTACGATATATGCTTAGATACTTTTGAAATTCGTGAGCATGTAACATTGTTAGTATTGCCGTTCAGTAATCACGGTGATGGACCAGGACGAGCTAGAAATTGGTGCTGGGATCATTCAATGGAAATATTAAATGCCAAGCGCCATTGGGTGTTGGATGATAATATTCAAGATTTTTATAGATTGCATAAGAACCAGCGTATTCGTGTAGAGTCGGGTGTGATGTTCAAGGTGATGGAAGATTTCACAGATCGTTATACGAATGTGAAGATTTCAGGACCACAGTATCGTTTCTTTTGTGCATCCGATCAAGGATATCCGCCGTATGTAAAGAACACGCGTGTGTATTCATGTCTACTAATAGAGAATGATTGTGTGCATCGCTGGCGTGGTAGATACAACGAGGATACTGATATTTGTTTGAATATATTGAAAGATGGCGATTGTATCGTTCAGTTTAATATATTCCTACAGGGCAAATGTGCAACGCAGACAGTATCAGGTGGCAACACGGAAGAGTTTTATCATGTAGAAAATGTTGATGAAACGGGCGTGGCATTGGGCAAGTACAATGTCGGCGGTACAATAAACAAGTCCAAGATGTTAGCAGAAATGCATCCGGATGTAGCGCATGTAGTGTGGCGACATGGTCGCTGGCATCATCATGTAAACTACGAGCCATTCAAGAAGAATATGTTGAAATTGGTAGAAGGAGTTAAATTGACGGATAAAGTGAATAATTACGGATTAAATCTACAGACATTTGAATCAAAGACCGAAGTGGATGAATACTTGAAGAATAATTAAGTGGTTAATGGA